AGGCGGTTGGTTAGATGAAATGCGTATTACTCAAAGCATTATTAGATATAGTGGTGCTACTATCACAGTGCCTACTGTGGCTTTTTCAGATAATTAGGATTAATTATGAAATTAAAAGTAATGTATGATATAAACAACATGCCTAGCACGGCTATGTTATGTGTTATGGTTGAGGAATTAGGATTCGAAAGTTTAGGCCCAATTTCAGAAGGCTATGAAGTAGTAGGCAATATTTGGCATGACAAGGGAAATCCTAATCAAACTGACTTTACCCAGCTTGAACAAGCCCTGTTGGCTATTAACAGTGGTCTTAGTTTTGAGGTCATTGAATAATGAACATAGAAGAAACTAACCTAGAAGCACATCATAGCCAACTAATTACTGCCATAAATAATCATAGTAGCACCATAGTAATACAATAATTTAACAGGAGACATTACCATGTCATCAGCAGCAAGTAATTATTTAGAAAACAAAGTATTAGATCACACCCTACGTTACGGTAGTGCTCCATATACAGCACCAACAACATTATACCTAGCATTATTCAACAACACATCAACTGCCACAGCGGCCAACTTAGAAGCTGGAACATTAACTGATGAAACTTCAACTTCAGGCACTGCTTATGCTCGTAAAACAATTACATTTAGTGCGGCTTCAGGTGGCACTTCAGCTAGTTCAGCAACTGTAACTTTTGATGCAGCTACAGCAAACTGGGGCACTATCACTCACATAGCTATTATGGATGGTGGAACTGCTGGTAGTGGTAATGTATTATATTGGGGTGCTTTAACCACAAGCAAACTAATCGAAACAGGTGATACAATGCAATTTGTATCAACAAACGTATCAGTTAGTCTAGCGTAATCGCAGTCCCAATTAAGGGATTGCTATGTCAGTTAAATTAGCAGCGGGTCTAGCAGGCGCACCATTTCTAAAAGTATATGATAGAGTTGGTAATGTCTTTACGGCTCAGACTCTAACAGGATCAAACATTTCATCAGCGATAACAACCGTTGATTGGAATTCTGATGGCACAAGTATTGCTATAGCACAAGGTGCTGTTTCACCATTTGCGCAAGTTTATAATGCCGCAGGATCAACTTATACTCGAATAATTAATCCATTTGGCACTATATCTACCTGTTCTAAACTTGAGTGGAATCCCTCGGGCACCAGTATTGCCTTAGGTCAGCCTACAGCTGGCGGGATTAGAATATTTAATAGGTCTGGAGATACGTTTACTCAGACTGCTGACACTATAAACACCTATGTTTCATCAGTGCCATTGAGTATAAGTTGGAATCACGATGGCTCAAAAATAGCCGTTGGTAATAATGGTGTTTATAAATTAGCAATATTCAGCCGGTCTGATGACACGTTTACCTATGAGCCGCTTAATCCTACTCCAACAATAACATTAACCAATGGTATTAGTGACATATCATGGAATCATGATGGAACAAGTATTGCGTTTTGTCGTAATAACGCAGGAACATTTCAAGTAGTAAACTACACGCCAGATGCAAGTCCTTATCTATGGACCGCAGTTACTGGACTACCTGTTGATTCTGTAGGTGATAAGTTAGTAGCTTGGAAACCAGATGGAAGTCAATTAGCTGTTGCCAGCGACGGGACTGCTAGCCCTAATGCTTATGTAAAAATATATTCTCGTAGTGGCAATACATTTACCCTAGCAACTACTATTAATCAGACTACCGCTATTAATTCAATAGCCTGGAATACTGATGGCACAAGTATTGCAATTGGTTCAACAACACATTCAGTTTATAATCAGACTTCTTCTACTAGTTTTAGTTTAGCAGCCAGTCCGACTGCGGCCAACGCAAGATCTATTACCTGGGTTGGCACTAATACTCCACAAGGGCAAGCCACATTAACTAGTTTAACATCAGTTAGTGCTGCCAGTCAGCGATTTAGATCATCACCTGTAACAGCATCAGCAGTCAGTCAAGTCACAGCCTTGGCCAAAATTGTCGACTATAGAAATTATGTTGAAGTAGACTATGCTGACCCTGACTATTGGCTTGTAGGCATGATTCAAAATGCTCAAGCTAGTCTAATAGTTCAAGCATTTAGTCTTAATGATCAAGCAAGAACACGTCGGGCTGTGGCCGCCGTCACTGCTCAGGTTACTGCCACTGCTATACCTCTAAGATTAAGTCCAGGTAGTTCAACTATATCTGCTCAGGCCACAGTGGTCAGCACGAGTAAGAGAACTCGTTCAGCTCAGACAGCATTAACAGCCACTGTCAGTTCATCAGCTCAAGTATTGAGAATACGAGATAATTCCGCAATAGTTAATTCTATAGTTAATGTTAATGCAGATTGTGATGTGATTCGCTCAGGTAATTCGACCTTGGCTACTACTGCTACACTATCAGCCCTGGCATTAAGAATACAAGATGTTAGCTCTACCTTAACTTCAACTAATACCGTAGTCGGTGTTGGTGTTAGGACAAGAGTGTCAGAAAGTTATTTTGTTCAGACAATAACTGTAGTCGCTGATGCTGACAGAATAGCCAGAACTTCAGTAGTATTAACAGCATTAGACACAGTTGTGTCGGGTGCGGCATATAAAGCTGGCACACAAGCACAAATTAGTGTTGTAAGTTCAGTAATGGCCAATGCTGATAGACTTGCCGGCGGCCTATTTGATAGTTTATATCGTGCTCCTACTGGTATTGTTGTTGATAGTCTTCATCATCCTTGTATTATTCAGTTAAAATATCCTGCTGGTGATGCTTATATATTAGAATTTGGTCTACCTTATGACCCTTGGCGAAATGCAAATCCAGCTTACTCTGAGGTTACTGGTGGCGAAACAATCATATCATTCTGGGCACAGTTCAGTGGTAGTGGTTGTATTTGGAGTTCAGTAAATGTTAATAATCTTGGTAGTCAAGCGTTAAGTTTTGAATACATTAGTAGTGGATTTAGATTAGAAAGTCAACAGGCATTTGGTGGTCCAAGTAACTGGACAAGTAGAGTTGATTGGCTAAGTTCTGCTAATGATGGCGAATGGCATCACTATACTATTAAAATTAATGACTTTGCTTCTGAATTAAACATTGATGGCTATCTAATTACACAAACAAGTCAAGCATATATTAGACAAGATACCCTCGCACCAACAGCACCGCAGTGGAATTCTACAATAGCTTTCCCTATCAATCTTGGTGCTAAGGTTAGTGTAAGTTACATTGGCGGTTCTTGGGTATATATTCCATCATATACTGATCAGCTGACTGGTGCTATTGCTCAATTATGGATTGGTGATGTTTATACGTCAGGGGCTGGTTACGATTCAAATCAATTTGCTCCATTAAATGATTACTATAGATTAACCACAGACGAAACCCCAGCATTCAATAGTGTGCAGGGTAAAGATGGATATGGAATTACATTTAGTCGTGTATACTTCTATGATGAGTTAGATTATCCATATCTTCAAGCTGGCCCATATACAGTTAATGGTAATCAAGCTGAGTATCTAACTCGTGATAGATTGACTGGTAGAGAAACTTCTGACATAGTTAGAACTACAGATTGGATTCCTGCTACAACATTAACCAGTGTAATGCCCGGTGGCGCCCGAGCTAGATTTACTCTAACAGGTATTGTTACCAAGGCCAAACCTGGACTGGCTGAAATAACTGCTCAAGCTACATTGTCAGCTACTATGACAGGGCTAATCCAAGCAGATGCCGCGATAGTAGCCACCACTACAGTTCTAGCAACGTCAACAAGACTAAACTCTTATAGAGCCAATCTAGTAGCCACTGCCACTGTGGTCAGTCAAGCTCAACCATTTAGGTCAGGAGTAAGTGAATCCACTGGTGTGGCCGCTGTCACCGCTGTTGCTGGTAGAATTGCTGGTGGACAGGCTAACCTAACCGTCAACTCAACGGTGTCAGCAGATGGTGATGATCAGAACAGTGGCAGAGCCGATCTATTTGTTGTCTGTCAAGTAGTAGCCCAAGACACTAACTTTACCAAAGCTGAGTCAAGAATTACTGCTAATTTTGCTTTAACAGCAGTAGGCACAGCCTTAGTTCCAACTAAGGGTGAAGTATTACAAGTTAGTGCATTCAATCTAAGTGTAGATGCTGATGTAATACGTGGTAGTATTACTCAGTTAGTGGCCGACTTTAGCACCTTAACCCGTGGTGGTCGAGTAGCCAGTGGTCAAGTTAGTATGTTGGCCTTTGCTGTCAGTGTTACAGCTGGTAGAATTGTTAATTTCTTTGATGAAAACATTCTTATAGTCCCACAAGAACAAAATGGATTGATAGTATTTGTAGAACCAAGAATTACAAACCCCCAATTTGAAAATAGAGTAAATACAGTATTGGCAGAGCCTCGAGACATTGTAGTGGCTCAGGCTACTGGCTTATTATTAAGCCAATTTAATTAGGATTTGATATGACAATAACACAAACAGGATTTAAGAAAGATGTCACAGGAACTTATATATTCAAAGATCCCGGTGCTGAGATTGCCTACACAATTGATTGGAGTGAATGGTTAGCAGTCAGTGATACTATTGTTACTTCAACCTGGACTATTTCTACAGTTGCTGGAGATGGCGCTAACGCATTAGTTAAATCATCAGACGGCATCACTTCAGGTAATACTCACACCTACATTGAAGTGAATAAAGGCACCCACGGCAACACTTATATTATTAAGAATACCGTAGTTACCAATGGTGGCACAACAGATGTGCGTCGATTTAGAATACGTGTTATGGATAGATACCTATAATGGATATTGAAGATAAAGAATACGAACAGGACTTACCCAGTGTAGATCCTCAACAAGATGGAGAACTTCCTCGTTGGGAGTTCAAACCACGTCGTAATCCAAAGTGGGGAACTGTTGAACGCGAAGGTCTAATCATCGGCCGTGGAGTTACTCGTAAGGTTGTGCCACCAGATGAGGTATACAAACTTGCGGCTTTGGGCTGCACCATCGAAGAGATCTGCGATTGGTTTCAAGTCAATAGAGAAACCTTAAAATATAACTTCTCTGATTATATTGAAAAGGGTCGAGCACAGTTAAAACAACGCCTAAGACAAGCACAGATGCATGTGGCCTTAGGTGGTAATGCTACTATGCTGATCTGGTTGGGCAAGAATATTTTAGGACAAACAGATACACCTACTAACAGTGATAATAATCAACCACTACCCTGGAATGAGGACACTACAGTTCCAGGAGCACAAGATGGCGAATAAACCAACTGAAATAGAAAAACAAAACTTAGAAGCACACGTCGAACTATGTGCAATAAGATATGCTTCATTGGAAGCCACATTTAATAATATGGAACATAGATTGGATAAGTTAGAACAGTTGATTGTTGATATTAAAGAAAGTATAGACTCTAAATTAACAGGCAATAATCGTCAGACAATTAGTATATTCACTTCATTAATGGCAGTGTTAGTAGCTGGATTGATTGGCTTTATTACACACGGGATATTCAAGTAAATGGCATTAAGCAGGGCACAAAATCTAATAGCCATTGATCAACATAGATTTCGTGTGGTCGTAGCAGGTCGTAGATTTGGCAAGACTCATTTGGCCATACGTGAACTATGCTATCATGCCCGAATACCTGAGCAGATAGTTTGGTATATTGCTCCAAGTTACAAGATGGCTCGACAAATTGTGTGGAAGAAGTTGAAGAATAGATTGAATGATTTGAATTGGATTACCAAGACAAATGAAACAGAGTTGTCCATTACTCTTAAGAATGGAAGTGTTATAGCACTTAAAGGTGCGGATAACTATGACAGCTTGCGTGGTGTAGGATTAAACTTTATTGTTATGGATGAGTTTGCGGACATTGCTCCCGAAGCATTCTTTGAAACATTAAGACCTACCCTGTCGGACACTGCTGGTAAGGCATTATTCATTGGCACCCCAAAAGGGATTGGCAATTGGAGTTATGAACTATACCAAATGGCATTAGATCACGACAACTGGAGCAGTCATAGTTATACGACCATCGAAGGTGGTAATGTTCCCTTAGAGGAATTAGAAGCAGCACAGAAAGATTTAGACATAAGAACATTTCGTCAAGAGTATATGGCAACCTTTGAGACATTCTCAGGTAGAATATATTACTCATTTGACCGAGCTAATAATGTTAATACATTAGATACAGTTGATACACAAATATTATACACGGGTTGGGATTTTAATATTGATCCTATGAGTGTTACTGTAGCAGTTCGACAAGGAGATAGTTTATATGTCATTGATGAAATCAGAATGTTTTCTTCTAACACCCAAGAAGCAGTGGATGAGTTGGTATCAAGATATCCCAAGAGTAGAATATGGGCTTATCCGGATCCAGCCTCGAGACAAAGAAAGACATCAGCTGGGGGCACTACTGACCTCACAATCTTACAGAACGCAGGATTTGTAGTTAAATGTCCACACGTTCACACACCAGTTCGTGACAGAATAAATGCAGTAAATAGTAGACTATGCGATAGTAATAACACAAGAAGATTATTCATTAGTCCAAAATGTCGGCATACAATAGAAGGTTTAGAAAGACATACGTATAAAGAGGGCAGTAGTCAGCCCGATAAAGATAGTGGTTATGATCATATGATGGACAGTTTAGGATATATGGTCGACTATATGTTTCCAGTTAAGAAAGATACTGGAACAATTGTTCAACCACGTCGTTGGTCACACGGAATAGCAGCATAATAAGGATTAATATATGGATTATACATTACAAAACGCATACAACAGCATAGTTTCAGCTAACCTATTGTATCAAAATAACCGAGATAGATGGCAGTTTCTATTAGAAAGTTATTTAGGTGGGGATGAATATCGTCGAGGTGGCCACCTAACCAAATATTCAATGGAAACATCAGCTGAATACCAAGCTCGGTTAAACGCAACCCCTTTAGATAATCATTGTAGGTCGATAATTTCCACTTATACAAGTTTCTTATTTCGTGAATGTGCTGAACGTGATTTTGGTAGTCTAACTACTAACCTAAACTTACCAGCATTCTTAGAAGATGCTGACTTAGATGGTCGTAGCTTAGAAGCATTTATGAAAGATGTTGCCATATGGGCTAGTGTGTTTGGCCATGTCTGGGTAATGGTTGCTAAACCACAGTCAAATGTTGCCACAAGAGCAGATGAATTAGATCAAGGCATTAGACCTTATGTTAATTTAATTACTCCACTTACAGTTACAGACTGGCGTTGGGCTCGTAGTGCCAGTGGTGCTTATACTTTAACATATCTAAAATACATTGAAGAAGTAAATGATACTTTATCAACTATTAAAGAATGGACCGAAACTGAAATACGCACCAGTGTAGTCAATCATACCAGTCGAGAAGTTGACAGTTTGATTATTGAGCCTAACGGTTTAGGTCGAATCCCAGCTGTGATTGCCTATGCCTCACGTAGTCCAGTTCGTGGAATTGGCGCTAGCTTAATTACAGATATTGCAGATATGCAGCGTAAAATTTACAACGAATACAGCGAAGTAGAGGCGTCAATTCGTTTAAACGGGCATCCAACTCTAGTCAAAACAGCTGATGTAGAATGTTCAACTGGTGCTGGTAGTATAGCAATTATGCCGGATGGTATGGACCCAGGTCTAGTGCCATATATGTTAACAGTGTCGACTAACATTGACAGTATCTACAATAGTATTGATAAGTCAATTGAAGCAATTGACAAAATGGCCAACACTGGCGCTGTTCGTGCTATTCAAGCCACTACAATGAGTGGTGTGGCTATGGAAACAGAGTTCCAATTACTCAACGCAAAATTAGCGGAAATCGCGGACGGATTAGAGCTAGCTGAAGAAAATATTTGGCGTCTATGGGCATTATATGAAGGTAGTGCTTGGGATGGCGAAATCGACTATCCTGGTAGTTTCAACATCAGAGATGTAAGTAATGAATTTGCAAGTTTACAAACAGCTCGACAAGCAGCCTCAGGAATTGATGCTATAAGTTTAATTGACCTACGCTTAAGACAATTACTTGAAGATCCACGCTTATCAAGTGAGATAGAAGAACCAGAAGAACAAGCACAATACGCAGTTGAGTTAGCAGTATTAGCTGACCCCACAG